CGCTGGCGTATCAGACGCAACAATTGCTGCAAGCTCCGGCGCGAGCAGTACAGTCCGTCGGAGATAGGCTCTCCGCATACAGATCGCTTCTGAACAGTTATATCAGCGGAACGCCCGAGCGTGAAACGGCGCTTTATAACTCCGATACGTGGGTAACTGGAGCGTTAACTGCTACGGCACTGGCGTCCGCAACTACGACGTTCACTCGGCGCCCTGACGCCATCGACGCGGCGGAGCAACTACTCGACGCGGCGGAGCAGGTAGCAGCTTGGCGTGACGACAATTTCGCAGCATTGGGCGTACTTGATGAGGGCGGGGTATGGCAGGCGCTACAGGAGCTTGTCTCGGTAACCGCGGGGTCACTAGTTCAGCTCTCTTTCGGCCTTGCGAGCGAGAGAACCATCGTGCTGACGTCAGACAGAACCATAATCGACTTGGCTTTTGAGTTGTACGGGTCCGTTGACGACCGCCTAGACGCGTTAATTAACGATAATAATCTCAGCGGCGATGAGATATTAGAGATCCCCCGGGGTCGGGTGGTGACATATTATGTCTAGTTACGTCATCAAGCCAGGAGACACCTTCGAGCGCATTGCGCGCCAAGTATATGGCGATGACCTCAAAGCCTACATACTTCGAGACGGTAACCCGGGCGCGCGGGATCCATTGGTTCCTGGCGAGTCGGTGATCGTCCCGCCTGACCCGGCCGCCACCCTTGACGTGGTTGGTGTAGTTTCGGCCAGTTCTCCCAACGAGGTGGCCTTACAGGTTAACGGTACTCGATTTCGAGGGTGGGACTCCGTCACAATAACAAGAGCGATCGACACGGTCACCGTCGTTGAGTTTACAGCTCCGTTTGACCCGTCGGACGCACTCTCCCGTGCGACGTTTAAACCATTTGCATTCCAAGACGTAGCGGTCGACATAGGCGGCGAGCGGCTTTTTACAGGCACTATGGTGACACCCGTCCCATCGGTCACAGACACCGCGATCACATTGTCGGTGTCGTGTTATGGTAAGCCAGGGGTGCTAGGGGATTGTACCGCCCCCGCGAGTGCATACCCAATCGAGTGGGACCAAGCGACACTAAAGACCATAGCGGAAGCCGCGGCGAAAACGTTAGGCATTGGGGTGCAGTTTGACGGCGATCCCGGCGCAGCGTTTCCCCGCGTCGCGCTTAACCCGGGTGAGAAGGTCCTCGACTTTCTTTCGTCATTAGCGGCACAGCGTAACTTAGTGATCGGAGATACCCCAGACGGGAAACTCTTATTTCCTAAATTGGTGGAGTCCGGGCCTGCCGTTGCGGACTTTTTAGTAGGCGTTGCGGGGCCCACTATTGCGGTCACACCCCAGTTTAGCTCGCAGGAATATTTTAGCCATGTGACTGGGATTGCGCCGTTAATCATAGGGCTGGCCGGCACACAATTTACGGTAACTAATGCTAAGCTGGCCGACGTGCTGCGCCCGGCCACGTTTGATAGCCGGGATATGATAGACAACGACGTAGCCGCCAGCGTCAACAGCAAAGCGGGACGTATGTTCGCCTCGGCTATCGTGTATGAGGTACAGCTCGTAACATGGCGAGACCCGTCTGGTAAGCTATGGGAGCCAAACACGCTAGTGACACTAACCGCCCCCGGCGCATTCGTATTCTCAAAATCGACTTTTTTAATTCGCTCGGTTACACTGACAAAAACCGATAACAGCGAGCAGGCTACGCTGTCGTTAATCTTACCGGGTACGCTCTCTGGGGCGGTACCATCGAGGCTACCGTGGGACGAATAGCAAAGATCATAGAGTTCGTACGTGGCACGTCTTTTAAGGCGGCGGCTTCTGACGTTAAGGCAGATGTCGGCGGAGGTGACATCGTTACTGCTCCGCATTTCTGCCAACCAGGCGATGACGGCGTGCCCCTGCCGGGCGACTTCGCTTTCTTCTCAGAGACCCCCAGGCGCGGCGGCTTCGCCTCTGTAGGGTATGTGGACCCCAAGAACCAACAAACAGCGCAGGCAGGTGAGAGACGCGTATATGCGCGTAACGCTGCAGGCGATCAAGTCTGTCAAGTCTGGGTAAAGAGCGACGGTAGTGTGCTTGCGGATAACGACAAAGGATCGTACACACTAGACCCTGACGGCGGGCACACGCTGCAGAACGCAAACGGATATATAAAGTTACTGCCAAGCGGTGTGGTCGACATTAACGGGTATATAATTGGCCTTGACGGAAACGGCACAACAGCGAACGGGGTCAGCCAAGATGACCATACGCACGCGCAGTCCCCCGATTCAGCGGGTAACTCTCAGGAAGAAACGGAGCCACCTACAGTATGAGCGACGTTTTACTTTTTCAAACGCCAGACGATGGCGACGTGTCCATAGATGGCGGACAATTTCAATTAACGGACGGTTTAGAGACCGCGGTCTATTTGTCTTTATTTGGGGGTAACTGGCAAGACGACGGCTCGGAGGGAAACCCCCTGCAGTGGTGGGGCAATGCGGACGTAATAGACCCGCTACAACGCCAGACCAGTCGCACGCAGTACCTCTTACAGTCTTTGTCGGCAACGTCTGGCAATCTCAAACGAGTAGAAGACGCTGCCGCTGCGGACCTCGCATGGTTACCGGAGCGGTACGCGGTGACGATCTCCACGAGCGTACCGGAGAGGAATAAAGTACAATTCGTCATACAGATTAACGACCTTACCGTCACAATACTTGAGGACTGGGAGAGATGACCGCACCAGCAACCCCCACAACCGCCGCCATTGCATCGAACATAGTGGCCCAGATTGAAGCGCAGATTAGCCAGACCGTGCCATTCTTTCCCAAGGCGTTCATCCGCGTGCTAGCTAAAGCGCTGGCTGGTGTGTACGTCGTGTTGTTTAAGTATGGGTCCTTTATCTGGCTGCAGATGTTTGTGCGCACTGCTAGCGACCAGTATTTCACCGTAAACGGTCAGCCGGTAAACCCACTGAGAGAGTGGGGTCGACTGGTCGGCATACCTGATCCAGCCGCGGCAACGCAGGCGCAGTTCACCGTCACGGTAAGCGTGACGAATCAAACAGGTTTTTTGCGATCGGGGGCTCAGCTCCTCGGCCCTACTAACGGCGTTGTATATCTCGTGACCGGTGACGTCGTGCTAAACGCTCCAACCGTGCAAGCGGTGGTCGTAGCGTCTGGGGACCAGCAAGGGGGTGACGGGTCCGGCACCATTGGCAACTTAGCCCCCGGTGCTGTGTTGGCGTTCGCCAACCCACTCCCGAATGTTGGCCGAGACGTCACGGTCGTGTCGCAAACCGTTACCGGGGCGGACGGAGAGACGTCCGAGAGTTACCGGCGCCGTATTCTCGATCGCTTTCAAAAGCGCCCACAGGGCGGTGCGTACGCAGATTATGAACAATGGGGCGAGGAGGCGGCGGGGATAGCCAATGTTTATCCGTACACAAGCCAATGCCCGGGGCAAGTCGACCTGTATGTCGAGTCGGCTACCCAGCCGGACGGAGTCCCGACTAACGCCCAATTACAGGCAGTGCTCGACTTGGTAAACCTAGATCAATCTGGCCTTGCCACGCGCAGGCCGGCCAACGCCCTAGTAAACGCGTACCCTATCAGTCGCCTGTCGTTTAACGTTAAGGTATTAGGGGTGTCAGTGCCCGGCGACCTAGCCGCCGTCCGCGACCAAATCGAAGAAGCAACGCGCGAGTATCTGTTAAGCCGCGAGCCGTACATCGCCGGGCTTAGCGTAGGTCAACGTACAGACCAGATCGCACAATCTGCGCTAGGGGGGATCGTGTACGACGTAGTTAGCAGTAACAGCGGGATATTCACGGGGGTGACGATCACTGCTAACAGTGGGGACATAGGGCTGTATTTTTTAGGCATCGGCGAGAAGGCAAAGCTGGGGACGATAACTTATGTTTAAAATCCTCCAGCACTTACTGCCAAACGCGCGGGCATGGAGGACTACGTCCGAAAAAACACTCCGGCGCTTCTTGGCGGGGCTTTCTGATTCGTCCGATGACATCCGCAAATACTTTACCCGCGTTTTTTTAGAGCTTTGGCCACAGGGCACGGGGTCTTTGGCAGAATGGGAGGACCAGTTCGGGTTGCCGGATTCCGGACTAACTGAGCAACAAAGGCGCGACAGGCTGGCCGCGGCATGGAAAGCGGTCGGCGCACAAGACCCCGATTATATACAGAACACCTTACGTGGGGCGGGCTTTGACGTCTACGTACATGAATGGTGGGAACCGGGTACCGAGCCCCCCATCGGGTCACACGCTTGTGCCACCGCGCGCAACCCGTTATTGTGGTTGCGCCGGGAGTTCACAGGCGCAACATTGACAGTTGACTGCGGTGAGCCATTGGCGCTGTGTGGGGAGGAGTTCGCCCTGTGTGGCAACAGTTCAGACCCAAGGGGGTACCCGCTCGTAAACAAGGTCTACCAGTCAACGCCAGACATACTGCCGTTATGTGGGGAATTAGTCGCGGAATGCGGGGAGATCGAAGCGCTATGCGGCAATTACACTGCGTTCCGCGAGTCCTTGCGCGAATATATCGTCCCTAACGACCCAACAAAGTGGCCGTATTTCTTATACATAGGCGGCGAAACGTTCGGAGACGTTGCGCAGGTAGATCCGCGCAGAAAAGACGAGTTCGAAGCGCTATGCCTGAAAATTTGCCCGGCCCAACAATGGCTTGGCGTATTAGTAGAATACAATTAAAGGAGCCTAGACGATGGCTATTAACCTAGAGACACAATACCCCGGCAAAGTCGCACCGTCTTCGCCAGAATACCCGTTTGGCCAGCCCCGCAACGTCACCGCACCTGGCGCAGGCAACGGCACTCCCTGGGAGGCTGCGATCGTTAGTGACTGGGTGGGGTTTTTTCAGTCACTGCTGGCCGAAGCGGGCATCGTGCCGACCGGTGCACCGGATGAGGTGGGGGCGTCGCAGTATTTAGACGCCCTTAAAAAGGGGGGCGTGAAAAGCACAGGCAGACTTACTGACTTCCTTTTCGCGTCTACTGCGGACCTTATCGCGGGCAATACTATCGGCGGCGAGTCGGTAACACTTGTATCGGGTAACATTGTCGGGATTCGTAGCGAGATCGACAACCGAGACTATATCGTGAGCACCACCGAAAGCGACGTCGTACTCGGAGGCGGCCTGTATGCGGTCCTAATATCCGACCAAGGGAAGGGCTTTACTTTGATCAATCAAGACGTGGCGAAAGCTGCGGCTAATTTGACTAGCCTATCCCAAAACCTAAAAGTGGTTATTACCGGCGACTCGTTATCGTTCAATGGCTTCGATTACGGCGCTGTACCCAGTTTTTCAGGCTTCGTAAATGGCGGCGCGTACGCTACCGACAACCCATTCGGCCTTATGAGTTGGGCGCACATGATCCGCGATATGTGGGTTAGCGGTCACGGAGCATTTACGCCGCTGCAAGATATTGAGCGGTTTACGGACTGCGCGCTCGTTGTCGCAGCGGGTAGTGCTACGATGCCATTTCGCGACGTAGGCATGAACGTTAAGGCGCTGAGCTACTATTTCGACGCAACTGACCAGTCCCTCAACCTAACCCACAATTATGTTGGGGGCTCGCGCCTCATAGTTTCGTACGCGCCGTCCGCCGAGGCGGTTTTGTTTGAGGTGGACGGC